ACTCAACTCAGGCTCTCAGATCGGGAGATCTTAGAGCGTGGCGATGTCGACGCAGGCCGCGAAACTCTCCGGGTGCCGGAGGTTTACGTCGCAATCCTGCAAGGTCACGATGCGGACGGTCCCGGCATTGCTCCCGGTATAGGGGTCGACGATGACGTCGAGGCCGCTCCAGAACGCGATGACCAGGTCGTTCCAGTTGCCGTAGACGAGCGGGCTGAGCCCGGTCCCGGTCCCCTTCGTGAGCGAAGAAGGCAGCTGGTTGGTGATGAAGCAGTTGTAGCCGTTGACCTGGCCCTTGTCGTCCATCAGGAAGACGGGGTAGGTCGAGCCGATCTTGGCGGTCTGCTTCAGGGTGCCGCGGACCTTGGCGTTGGTGATGTAGGACAGCGCGCCCAGGTCGGCGTTCGCGGTCGCGACCGCGGTCTCCAGGCCGACGATGACCGCGTTGGTCGGGCTGCCGCCGTTGGTGCCCACGGCCACCGAGCCGATGCCCGAGGTCTGGAGGACGCCCTTGGGCTGGTTGCTGGCGCCCGTGCCGTTCAGGGCGGCGAGGTCGACGCCCCGGGCCACGATCGCGGCCAGGTCGTCGCGCACGAACTGCTCGGCGTCGGCGTTGAGCTGCTCGGCCAGGCGGCGCGAGATGTCGGTGTAGGCGCCGACCGTCTTCGGGGTGAACTGCACCTGGTCGACGGTCTGGTTGCTCCCCGTCGGGGCGCCACCCTCGGCGACCCAGTACGCGCTACCGGCCGCAGACTGGCGGGGAATGCTGAAATTTCCAACCATGTCGCTCAAGACACGTGCACCCGCCTGACGCACAACCATGCGATTGCGCAGCAGGTCGATGTAGGTCGTGTCCAGGATGGTCGGGATGCCGCCCGCGCCGGCCGTGGTGTCGAAGCCGGACCGCTTCTCGGCCCGCTTGCTGGCCATCGGGAGGTCCAGGGGCAGGACGAAGCCGTTGCCCTGGACGCCGCGGCCGCGCCGCTTCTGCAATTCCTGGGAGACCTCGCCCTCCAGGCCGTCGAGCTGCCGGTGGTTCATCAGGCAGCGGATGGCGCGGAGGATGCTATACTCGTGCCGCTTCTCGGTCTGGTGGGGGAGCGGGTCGCCGGTGCGGTTGCCGTCGGCACCCACCTGCGCCTCCAGGGCGGCGAACCGCTGGCGACGGGCGATCTGCTCGCCCAGGGCCTCGGCCTCGCCGGTCAGGCGGTCCACGTCGGCCGCCTCTTCGGGCGTCATCGCCCGGCTCTCGGTCTCGGCCCGCTTGAGGGTCTCGCGGGCCTCGGTGACCTTTCCGGCGCGCTGCCGGAGAAGTTCTTTCAGGTCCATATGAGGAAATGTTCTCGCAAAAAGAGACGGGGACGGGTCGCCTCCGGGGCCCGGGGCCGACCCTGGGGAACGGTCAGGAAACCTCCAGGAGCCGGAGGCGGGCATGCAGGCTTGAGTAGTCGGGGGCGTCCGGCCCGGGAATGGGCTCGGGGGCCGGCTCGGAGGCGGGCTCGGGCTCGGGGGCCGGCTCGATGGCGGGCGGCTGCTCGCGCGTCTCCAGGGCCTTGTTGTAGGCCCGGCAGGCGACCGAGGTATCGCTGTACGCCGGATAGGTCACGGGGCCGACGTCGTACAGCTCGCCCACCGCGCGGACGGTCCGCAGGGGCGGGCTCGCCGAGTAGTCCCAGCTATCCGAGTCCGTGGTGAAGCTGAACGACTGGCCGGTCAGGTCGCCGCGGCGGCAGAGCTCGGCCAGGTCGCGGCCGAGCTGGGTATCGGGCAGGTCGCACTCCATCCGCAGGCCGACCTCGTCCTCGGCCAGGCGGAGCGTGCCCGAGGTGGTGCGGCCCAACAAATGATCGGGCTCGTGATTGTAGAGCGCGCGGATGTCGCTCCGGGCGAGGGCATCCTTGAAGCAGCCCGGGGCCAGGACCTCGCGGAACATGCCGAGGTCCACGCTCGTGCGGTTGAAGACGGCGGCGTATCCGCTCAGGGTGCCGGGGCTGGATGAGCCCGCGGGGGCGGCCCGCAGCTCGATGCCCTCGATGAACTCGCGGACCTCGCGCCGCTCGGGATTACTGGCTGCCATCGTCGCTGACCTCGCTGTCGCCGTCGATCGGCTCGAAGAGGATCCCGTGATCGCCGGGGTACGGCTCGCGGTGATCGTGCTTGTTGAGCAGGATCGCGTCGGGGATCCCCCCGGGGAATGCGTCGCAGGTGAGCGGCTCCCCGAGATCGGTATTGGAATGGAAGTGCTTACAACCGAGGCATTGCGGGAAGATCGTCATGGCGTCGGGCTCGGCCCCCCAAGCGCGTCGTAGTAGGACATCACGCCGTCGGGATAGGTCTTGCCGGCCTTCTTCCCGGCGTAGACCTCGGCGACCATCTCGATCGGGCCCGAGGCGGCGTAGCGGCTGACGTGCCGCGCGAAGTACGCCTTGTGGTCCGCCGGGAACGCCTTGGAGCCGAGCGCCTTGAAGTTGGCCGGGTCGGCGGCGTCGTGCAGCGCGTGGCCGATCTCGTGATGGATGGGGTGGTCCGGGGCCGAGGAGCTCAGCCAGCCGACCTTATTCGCCTCAGCCATGTTGGCCGCGGCGTCCTTCCAGAAGGAAGAACGCTCGTTGATATAAATCTTCTTATCTTTTGGATTATATGCGGCGGCGACCTGCTCGGCCAGCGGGGCCCCGAACTGTTCCTTGAGGGCGGCGTGGCCCCTGGGCTCGACGGCGACCCCGGCGTCCCGGGCGATCGCGACCGCGGAGCCGATCGAGCCCGACCCGCCCGAGGCGAACTTGCCGTCCGGGCCGTGGTTGTGGTTGTAGCGATGGGACCCGGGCCGGCGGAGCGAATTATTGCTGATCTCGCTCGTGTCGCCGACGCCGGGGGCCGAGTCCGGGGTCTCGTCGACCGCGGGCGCATCGCCGCCGCCGTTGTCACCCGCGCCGGCCTTGGCCGCCATCGCCTGCCCGGCCTGGTCGAGCGGCACGAGCTGCGCCTGGACGAGGTACTGGTCGCCGCCGGCCTCGTTCGGGATCGGATTCAGCCCTTCCTTGTCGCGGATCTCGTTGGGCGAGATCGCGCCCATGCGGAAGAGGTTGGAATAGTAGTTCGAGCGGGCGCCCATGTTGCCCCGCATCAGGGCGCTTAATTCATGCTGGCAGAAGACCGCACCTTCTTCGGACTCAAAGAAGAGCTTGGCGTTGATTTCGGCCTCGATCGCCACCAGCCAGCCCATCAGGGTCGAGCCGAGGTAGTCCAGGTTGGACTCTTCGAGGTTCGCCAGGTGGGCGTGCGAGAAATCACCCAACTTATGCGGGGGTAAGTTGAATAAACGGGCGATTTCTTCGACTTGGAACTTGCGCGTGGCCAGGAATTGGGCGTCGTCGGGGCTGATCTGGGTACTCTTCCAGGTCATCCCCTCTTCGAGGATCGCCGTGCGATTCGCATTGAGCGTGCCGCCGTGCACGTTCTCCCAGCTCTCGCGGAGTCGCTTCGCGGCCTGATCGGTCAGTTTCTTAGGTGTTTCAATTAAACCCTTCGGAATAGCTCCATTTCCGAAGAGGCTGGCCCCGAACTGTTCGGCCGCGATCCCCAGGCCGATCGCCTGGCGGGCCATCGTGGCGGGGCTGTACCCCATGATGCCGTCGAAGCCGAGCCCGGCGATGTGCAGGACCTGCTCGGGGAGCAGCTTCTTGCCGGTCTCCTCGTCGACGTAGATGAGGGCCTTGGTCTTCTCGTCGCGCCGCGGCTTGGTGGTGCCCGGGTTCAGGGGCCAGAGCGCCGTGGGCAGGCCGGTGCGGTCGTCGAGGACGATCTCGCTGTAGTGGTTGCCCCAGCCGAGCGCGTGCCCCATCGCGTGCTGCCAGAACCGGACCGCGTTCATCTCCGCGTTGGGCTTGCGGGCTAGCAGCCGGAACCGCGGGTCGTCGGTCGCCGGGGCCTTCCCCCCGCCCTTGGTCGCGCGATAGACGAGCCGGGGGAGCTTGGCGACGTCGGTAGAGATGACGTTGATCCCGGCATAGTAGGCCGTGAGCGTCAGCGCCGTCTGGGGCGTGACTACGACCCCCGAGAGCACGGGCGAGATCAGCGAATAGCCGAAATACTGGCCGGTGGCGATGTGGGCGGCGCGGCGCGCGGCCCGGCCGAGGGCGCCCTTGGCGCCTCCGAGCCATCGCTGAATCGCCGTCGTGGATCGCATCAGAGGGATAACAGCCCGCGTGATTCGTAGACGGAGGGGCCCCCGGCCTCATCGCCGGAGGTGGCGGCGGCCAGCGCGTTCACGAGCGCGGCCATGCCGTCGATCTTGGCCTTGCTCTTGCGCTTGGTCAGCTTGACGTTGCCCGCGGCGTCCTGCTCGGCGACCGCGTTGCCGGCCATCCACCGCAGGACCGGGTTGTCGCCGTGGCGGAGCTTGCGGCCCTTGACGAGCCGTTCCAGCTCCTTGGTGGGCGGGCTGAGCGAGAGGAATCCCTGGCGGATGAAGTCCACCGGGAGCCCATCTTCCTCGCGCAGCTCGATGGCCAGCTTGGTGGCGTTGTACGGGTCGATCAGCAGCTTCTGGAAGCTGTGGTCCGCGGCCAGCTCGTTGATGTCCCGCCG